GATTGCTTTATATCTTCACTTGAATTTGGTATTCCACCTATTTCTTTTTCAGTAGCAGATAATTTATTCCAAATTTTATCTGGTCTATTTATACTAAAACCTCTATAACCTCTACGCTTTAAATAATAAAGAAATCTTGGCTTATTATTTTCACATAAAATAGGCATACCGTAAAATACTAACGCCATTAAAACTTCTTCAAAAAATATTTCAGCTGTTTGAGGTCTGGCGATATATTCTAAAAAAAAGTGATTTGGCGGAGCGTCTTCCATTGAAAATTTAGTCAGCCCATGTAATGATCCATTAGACCCTTTACCGTCGACAGTACCACTAATATCATAAGAGTCACAACCAAATGCTCCGATATGATCGTTTCCAGGGTGTTTAATTCCATTTTTTATTATAACTTTATTTTGTAAATTCTTTGGTGGAACCCATGACACTAAAAACCTGCCATTATTGTTTGGTACAAATACTACTTCTGTATCTTTTATGCCGTTATTCCACATAAAGCTACCTTTGGTAACTGAAGATATATTATTTATTTCTTCGTTGTAATCTATTTGCTGGTATATTCTAGTTAAATTAAATAAACTATTTTTAGTTTCATCTCTAAATGCGTGAGCTTCAGTTCTTGGAAACTGTCTGTAGTATTCATTTAAACTATCTTGATCAGATTTTAAACCATCTACTTCATTCTCCCAATGTTCAATTACTCCGATTGTAATTTCAACACCGTCTCTTCCGATTGTTTTATTTTTTGGCGTAAGAAATACAGGTGATCCAAAAGTATCCATGAATCCTTCGTAGTTCCATTCCATAGGGATGAAAAGAGAATAGAGTCCGCTACTTGTTTGTCCGTTTTTATTTCGTTTTGTAACGTCTGAATTGTAATAGAGTTTTTTAAAGTTGTTTCCACCTTTGTCTAGCGCGTTTGAAGTTGAGCCCATCATACACTTACCCACGATCCTACGTCCTAATCTTAATGTAGTCTTTGTAACTCTCCAGTTGTTTAATATGTTATCAGGTCTTTCCCATTTACCACTTTCATCATGTGCTAGTATCTTTAGTTTTTCGCCATCATAAGAGTTGTCGCCTGTGTTTTTCCAGTCGATAGTTGTATCAAGACCTTGTAGTTCTTTTAATTGTTCGTTAGTTTCTAGTTTTCGTCTAGTAAGTTTTGAAGCTGGTACTCTATATGCCAGTTCGGTCTTAGGACGATCCATACCATCTTGGATTGGTTTAAAGAAAAACGGATAGTTAACGGATATTGGTACAACTTTATCTGTGAACATTTTTTTAGCATCTGCTCCAGTTTTTGAAAGGATACCGAATCTGGCGTCTGAAGATATTGTGGCTTGATTAACAAGTTCTGCGGATGACATGAAGCTAAAGCCACTCCGTCTATTTTTGAGGTAACACATTCCATAGCATCTAGCATCTGCTTTGCATGCTTCCCAAAATATAAAGAAGAGTCTGTTTGCTTCTCTGTAATCGGGAGCTCCGACATCGATTTTTGACCATTGCAAGTACATATAGTGAGTACCTGTGATATAAGTAGGGCTACCGTTATTATAAAACCAATACCCTTCATCTCTTCTTTTAAATTCTTCATCTATATAATCAAACCATTCTTCTTTGAAATCTGTTGGATATTCATCCCAATCAAATCTACTTTTTATTCTACTTAACGCTTTTGGATATTCCTGTTGCTCCCAATATTGTTCCTTTTTATCTTCGCTTCGTTTAAACGGTTTGTCGACTGCTGGTAAAGCAATGCGGAGATTTTGTATTTCAATGATCTGTCCAATTTTACCTGTTTTACTTATAACTATAAAGTTATATTCATCATTATATCCATATTCCCATTTCTTATATCTATTATTTTTAGATAATATTTTGGGGTTTACATAATCTTTCAGTTCGTGCCATAAGGTTTGTTGATATCTCATTTACTTCTCCCTTCCGCAAACTTAAAAACTCTTTCTTCTTTTTTTTCTTTAGGCTTTTCGCTTAGTTTTTCTTCCTCCTCCTGAATCCTAGTTAATATCTCAAAAGCGTCAAAAATAGCTAACTTTTTAGTGGCAGCAGCGTTCTTTAATCTATCAGCTGAAACATCGTCACCCGAATCCACAATAGCTTCCTTAGCCACCTTAATTAGTTCTTCAACTGCTTTTTGCCCAGCTTGGATTATTTTCTTCTTCGTTTCCTTCGTGTTCATGCGTTACGGCTATATCATTAGATTTCATACAATAAAGGCGTTCGCCTTCTATAATAAACTCAAACTCTGAGTTGGGAGTAAATACCACAAGCGCTCCAGGTTTTAATCCTACGGCTTCTAAAGACTTATTAGAGTATTTTAATATACCAAAGTATTCTTTTTCTTTTCTGTTGTAAATATCATTTATTTCTTTTATTGGTTTTATAAAGCAATAATTTAAATGACACTTATTATCATACATGTATATTTGGTCTAACCCACAAAAATATAATTCATCTTTAAAAAAAGTAGATGAGTTTTTCTCTCTACCTTTCATGTCATAATATCTCCTGAAAATATTGTGATGGACGTATACTTTATCTCCTGGCCTTATATCAGTATCAAAAGCTGCAGGTGTAGAAACAACTACAGCTTTTTTACTAACAAATTTATGATCTTCTATACTAGTATTAACAATTAGCTCTTTATCATCTACTTGTATTTTATTATTATACCTGTCTTCATATGGCTTAATAATAAACTGGTATAGGCTTTTCATTAATATTTTAAATCAAATTCAACAGCTATAGCCATGTTGTTATTAAACTTTTTCCATGGTAATACTTCATTGTTTTTTTTAATATAAATAGAGTACTCGCCACTAGCTTCATTGTTTAATATATCACATATAGTATGACCACCATAAACTTCTTGACCAATAGAATAATGCATAGCATCATTTTTATAGTCAGAACCTATGCTTATTTTTCTTATTACACTAGACATTTTCAACTTCAAGCTCTTCAGCTTCTTTTTCTATCTTAGTATAAGAACCATCTTCAAGATTAATATTCACTTGGCCATATTCTTTTTCTAGTTCTTTTTTAAACTCTTCTACTTCTGAGTTTACTAAAGCTAGCTCATGTAACATAGCATGTTTTTGTGATTCAATAGCGCCTATATTACCTACTAGTTTTTGTAAGTTTTCTTGTTGTTCTTGTATTTTTTTTAATTGATCTTCTTTTATTTTCATTTGATTAAATTTAATTTTATAATTGTTGTTATTACTAATATCACTTGCATTAAACTAAATCTACTATTTCTACAGTATAACCTAAAGATTCTAATTGAGATTTAACTCCTTCATGACCAGCCATTAACGATTGTTCAGCTGGAGCTACTATATCTACATTATAATTAGTGTTGAAATTATCTAATCTTAATGTTGATCCTGCTTCAGCTTCATATAAAGCTTGTGATGCGTAATTATACAACCCAGCGTTCATAGACGCTCCGTTCTTCGGTAATCCAAACTCTAATCTAGAGTAGATTTCAGATAGTTCAGTAGCAGTTCCACTTACTACTAATTTAGCGTCTCCGCTTGCTGTTATTTTTAAAGCCATTTGTTTTTGTTGTTTATGTTTTGTTTATGTTGGTCTTGTTAGTATTGGAATATATGGATTATCCTCCGGTAAATAAGGAGCGTTATCCCATTCGTTTTCTCCAATAACTTCTATTATTTGATTTTTAAATGTTTTAACCAGTTGAACTATATGTTTACTAGTTCCGTTCAATAAATCCGGTAATGGATCTAAATATTTTTCTACATTATAGTTTTCAGGCATTTTTCTAATTTCTACAAGGATATTATCACATAATATTTGCGCTTGTTCTAAATTGTCAAATTCCTTATATTTTCCGTAGTACTTCATATTATCCGTAAATAGTTTTTAAATCGCTCATTACAGCTTCTTGTGCTGTGTTGTCGTGATAAGTATCGTACTGTAACATTCTGTAAATTCTACCGTCATATGCTAAAGAACTACTAGGAGAGCCTGAGCTACTTGTTCTTTGACTACCAAAAGGTTTAGAATTACTTGTTCTTTCCCATTGGTTATCGTCAAAACTTTTTGCGTAAGCTCCAATTCCTGTTAAAACATTTTTAGGTCTTGGACTAGAAAAACTTAAATCAAAAACCCTATTATCAACTTTCATGTCTTCATCATCTAGTAAATCTCCTTCTGCATCAACAGTTTTAATAGCTAAAGACATTATCATTAAATTATTTGATGGGTCGTAATAACTTTCAGTTAACTCACAATTATCAGTTGCTGAATCCCCACAATAAGTTGTATAACCCGCTGGGTTTCCACCGTCTAAACTATTTGTAAAACCATCATCATTATACCAGTAAGTTGCTGTCTGCCACATGTAACCACCATTACCACCTTGATCATTTTCTGGTCTTACAACTAAATATATAGTGGTATTTCTAACACCTCTTAAAGCAAAAGAACTAGATCCAAAAAACATATATTCAGTTTCAGCTGCGTCAAAGTATATATAAGGTTTTCCGTTAGCTTGGCTGTCTCCGCTTTGCCAAGTTGGCCTAGCTCCTGCGGAGCTATTAACCATAGCTGGAACTTGATTAGAAACAGGAACAGTGTAACTGACTTGATTATCTATTTGGGCTACTACATCTCCATCCGCAGAGACTGCATTTGAACCTGTATAGCTATTACTTCCGCTGTTATAAGTAGAAGTTTTCCATACACCAACTTCAGCGTTAATATCTATTATTAAATTACTTTGTGGGACTACAGGGTCTCCACCTGCTGATCCTGATAAAAAGCTAAAAGGTTGTACTATCATTATGAGAAGTTTAAAGCAGATGTTCCGTAATAAGTATTAGCAGCAGTGCATACTAAAGTTACTACATCAATAGCTGCGTTGGCAGCTGTTAGCGTTGGAGCAGTGCCGCCAGGCCAATTTACTGTTGCTGTTGTGCTTTCCCAATCTATAGTTCCATCAGCTGATGAAGGTTGAGTTATTTTTAATATGTAAGTAGATCCTGGAATTTCATTTGTAGGATCGAAATCATTTGCACCAGAAGCTAATGTAACTTCTTGTATATTTCCAT